AGACAGGTATTGAGATTGTTGATGGCATAGGCTGTGGAGTCATGCTAATTGATGCCTGTGTATTTAAAGATTTAGAGAAACCTTGGTTCTACTTTGAACAATTACCACAAGGCAAGATACTAGGAGAGGACATTTACTTCTGTATTAAGGCTTCTGATATTGGCTTCAAGACTTATGTAGACCATGATTTGTCGCAAGAAATTAAGCATATTGGTACATACCAGTACGGATGGCATAACATAGAAATGGATTAATTATGGCTTTCACATCATATTCGGATTTACAGGCTACGGTAGCTAACTACCTTGGTCGGTCAGATTTGACTACTCAGATTCCTGACTTTATCCGTTTGGCAGAAACTCGTCTTGCAAGAGAATTGAGAACACGCCAGATGTTGAAATCAGCTACTACATCTATGGTTGGTGGTGATTCTAAGATTGCCTTACCTACAGACTTCCTAGAAGTAAGAGATTTATATATTCGTGGTAATCCCCGAGTGCCTGTATCTTATCTGTCCCCTAGTGCCTTCACAAGAGATGCTAGGGCAGATGAGTCTGGTAAACCTGTTTACTACACCGTACTGTCATCTGAGTTTCTATTTGCACCTGTAGCTGATGGAGAATACACATTAGAGATTCTCTACTATGCAAAGCCTACGGTTCTTTCAGATAGCAATACAAGCAATGTTTTCTTAGCTAATTATTATGATGCCTTGTTATATGGCGCATTAGCTGAAGCAGAACCTTACCTAATTAATGATGCCAGAGTACAGATGTGGATTAGTATGTATGACAGGGCAATCAATAACATCTCTACTTCTGATGAGAACTCAGAATATAGCGGTATCCCATTACAAATGCGAGTAATTACAAGATAAGGAAAAATCATGGCTGAAATGTCAACATATTTGGAAAATGCGTTAATTAATGCAACTCTCCGCAATACATCTTATACAAGCGTAGCTACAGTTTATGTAGGCTTGCACACAGCAGACCCTACTGATGCTGGCACAGGTACAGAGGTATCAGGCGGTTCATACGCTAGAACTGCGGTAACTTTTGGCGCACCTAGTGATGGTGTATCAACAAATAGTGCTGCTGTAGAGTTCCCACAAGCTACAGGCAACTGGGGTACTGTATCTCACATCGGTATTTGGGATGCTTCAAGCACAGGTAACTTGCTTTACCATACAGCTTTGGATACATCTAAGACTATCGAGGTAGGAGATATATTTAAGATAGCAAGTGGTAGCCTTTCAGTCGCTTTGGCTTAAACCATGCCAGCGGATATTCAAAGTCCGTTTAGCCTAGAACAGCTAGACCTATTTAGCACAAGCATAGATGGTCTGGCTTTTTCGCTTGATAGCGAGTATTACAACAATGCTGGCACTTGGATTTACTATGGTGACGGTTCTGTTAGCGCAGATGCTTCAGTTACAGCTAATGCCTATAGGGATAGATTTGGCGTAGCAGATGTTACCTCTAGTGCTACAGTTTCGTCTGATTCAGTAAGAATCCGCACATCTACAGGTTCAGTTTCAGCTTCCGCTACAGTTACAGCAGATGCAGATGTTATTAGATATGCCTCTGCCTCGATTACAGCCTCTACAAGCGTGTCAAGTGATGCGATTAGGGTAAGGACTAGTGCTGGTGCAATAAATGGCATAGCAAGCGTTTCAGCAAGCGGATACCGAGATAGATTTGGTGAAGGTTCTATTACTGCTAGTGCTACGGTTACTGCTAACGGTGCAAGAGTTTTATCTGGTGTAGGTGCTATATCTGCCAGCGGAACAGTCGTAGCTGATGCTATTAGAGTTAGAACTTCTACAGGTGCAATTAATGGATTATCAACAGTTACAGCGTTGGGCGGTGTTGAATACTCAGGCGTGGCAACGATTGAATGTGTTGCAGAAGTATCAGCTTCAGCAAATGCGGTATTTTCTTCATCAGGTTCAATTACTAACTCAGCTAGTGTTAGTTGTGTAGGCAGAATATTAGGTGATAACTGGAGTCTTGATTCTATTGGTGACGAGTCTTGGACGCCTGAAACGCCTGAGAATCCTAATTGGCAAGATGTATCAGCAAGTAACGAATCATGGACAGATGTATCAGTTAGCCCTAATGTTTGGGCTTCTGTATCTAATGGCACAGAACAATGGGTAAATAAATGAATCAAAGAATAACTTTCGGTGAGTGGCTTCCTGACCAACCTTCTGTAACTGGTGCTTTAGTTAAGGCAGACAATGTTTACTCTAAGGCTATTGGCTATGGAGTAGTGCCTAGTGCTGCTAATTACTCAGGTGATGCCTCTGAAAACTTAACAAATACTGTGGCAGCTAAAGACCAATCAGGGATTACCACTATATTTGCTGGTGGCGCAACTAAGTTATTTAAGCTAGATTCCACAGATATGTCTTTTGATGATGTATCAAAGTCAGGTGGTTATACGACTGCTTCAGACCAAAGATGGATATTTACCCAGTTTGGTAACACGATTATTGCTGCTAACGGGCAAGCTAAGTTACAGGGATGGACTTTAGGAACTTCTACTGCTTTTGCTGATTTAGACACAGATGCGCCTACAGCTAAGTATGTAACGGTAGTTCGTGACTTTGTTGTATCTGCTAATACAAGTTCTACTAATCCTTTTAGAGTTAAGTGGTCTGCCTTAAACGATGAGTTCTCATGGACTGATTCAGCGACTACTCAATCTGACTATCAGGATATTCCTGACGGTGGTTCGATTGTAGGTATTACAGGTGGAGAGTTTGGCTTAATCCTTATGGATAGGTCAATCCATCGTATGTCTTATGTTGGTAGTCCTTTGGTATTCCAGTTCGACAATATCACTAGAAACCTAGGGTGTTACGAAGCTAATTCAGTTATCCAATATCAGGGAATGACATTCTTCCTAGCGGATGATGGCTTCTATATGTGCGATGGTCAAAATGTGGTAACTATCGGTGGTGAGAAGGTTGATAGATTCTTCTTTGCTGATGTAGATGAAGCGTATTTAAGCAATATGTCCGTAGCCATTGACCCATTCAGAAACCTAGTTATCTGGGCATATTCTAAGAAGGGTAGTGGCGGTAATGTTAATCGCCTGTTGATTTATAACTTCCAGACTAAGAAATGGTCTAGCGGAACAACTGATGTTGATAGAATAGCAACTGCTTCAAGCCCGTCTGTGACATTAGAAGGCTTAGATGCTATTTCAGCTTCTATAGATGCTTTGCCAACAAGTTTGGACTCTAGGGCATGGATTGGTGGAAAAATGCTTCTAGCGGGTGTTAGAGATGCCAAGATAGTGACATTTACAGGAGTTAATTCTACTGCTACAATTCAGACAGGAGACTTGTCGGCTGAAAATCGTAAAACTGCGGTCACTTTAGTCCAACCTATTGTAGACAATGGTTCTGCAAGTGTAGCTATAGCATCTAGGGACTTATTAAGTTCTCAGGTGACTTTTGGCACATCTGTAGCTGCTGATTCAGAGAATAGGGTTTCACTACGAAGCATGGGAAGATACCACCAATTACAATTTACTCCAACAGGCGATAACTGGCAGACAGCTATCGGTGCTGATGTAGAGTTAATGCCTATGGGTGGCAGATAATGTTTCGAGTATTACCGCCATTCGGTGCAGACCAGCGAGGGGTCGCAGAGGTCGTTAATGGCATTATGAATGGTAAGACTAACAATACTGGTCTAATTACATTAACTACTGGATGGGCTACAAGCACAACAATTACAGATGCACGAATCGGCATTGATTCAACAATAATCTTAATACCGTCTAGTGATGCTGCTGAAAGTGATGCTGCGCCTTATGGATGCTTTACTAATAACTCAGACCAGTTAGCACCAAGCGTAGGTTCTACTGCTGTAGTTGTTTACGATACGACTGAGGAAGCAAGCGGTGTTTACCTTGCAAGTAGTTCAAGACTATATGTCAGAAACTACGGTATTTACAATGTTCAGTTTTCACTACAGTTAGTTAATAGAGATGAATCAGCCCAATACGCTGATATATGGTTTAGGGTTAATGGAACAGATGTTCTTAGAAGTGCTAGTCGATTTGACTTACCAGCACGAAAGAGTGCTACAGAACCAAGTCATGTTGTTGGGACAGTAGATATTTGCGTTGAAATGCAAGCTGGCGATTATGTAGAGATTGCAGGAACTACTTCAGATACAGATGTTGGATTAGAACACTATGCAGCAGATGCAGTTATTCCAAGACCTGCTATCCCAGCAGCAATCGTAACAGTTAAATATATAGCACCATTGTCATCGGGTAGCGTTTATGTCAGTTCACAAACAAACGGTAGTGCAGTCGTTAGTCATTTTGCTAATGACACAGCAAACAAAACTTACAAATACATAGTAGTCGGATAAAGGAAAATATTATGGCAGGCGGATTATCAACAGCTTATAGTAATACAGCCCAACCAAACGGAGAGATGGGGGGTCTTGGTGGAAACTTGATTCAGCAAGCAATGAATAATGGTATGTTCAAAGCAATAGAACAAGGAACTGGTCAACCTACTGCGACTACGCCTGCTGCTGTATCACCATCAGGTACTCCAGCACTATTGCCAAGTACACCAATTAACATTGATGCTGCTGCGGCTGGCACATCTAAAATAGATACAGCACTTAGACCATTCCTTACAGAAGGTTTAAGACAGGCACAAAACCTATTCTTAGGTGGAAATCAACCAAAATTCTATGAGGGGCAGACTTATGTTAGCCCTACTCAACAAACTCTAGATGCTTTAGCTAGACAAGAAGCTATTGCTAGAGGAGATTCATCTGTATTGCAACAAGCGCAAGGTGCTTATCAAGGTGCTTTAGGTGGATTAGGGTTTACAGGTGCGGGTGGCTTCCTACAAGGTAGTCCATATCAACAACAGGCTATGCAAGCTGCAACTCGCCCATTAGAACAACAGTTTTCTAATCAGGTATTGCCACAAATTGCTAGTCTTTACTCTAAGTCTGGTCGCTATGGTTCTGGTGCTATGCAAAACGCATTAGGACAAGCTACAGAGGGTTATGGTCGTGCTTTAGGTGACATTACTGGTAGCATGGCTAATCAGCAATATATGGCTGAAAGAGGATTGCAACAACAGGCTTTAGGACAACAAGCACAGTTAGCAACAGCAGCACCAAGTATTTATGCACAACAATATTTACCTTCACAGCAGTTGGCGAATGTTGGGGCAGCACAAGAACAGATTGCACAGCTACCATTGCAAGAATCAATGAATCGTTTTTACTACCAACAACAGTTGCCAGTTCAACAGTTACAAAGCTATTTGTCATCTATTTATGGTTCTCCAATGTCATCTTCACAATATGCACCTCAATCACAAGCTACATCAAGCAGAGTTGGTTCAGTATTAGGTGGCGCAAGTTTAGGTGCTGGTATTGGTAACGCAATAGGAGGTTCTGGCTTGTTTGGTACAAGTTCTGGAACTACTGGTGCAGTATTGGGTGGTATAGGCGGCTTATTATTTTGATAGTACAAGTAGTCCCTGTTCAGCATATTCATCAACTATGGTCACAAGTAAGTGGCTATATTGCTGATGCTTTAAAGTATGCTGACGGGGATTACACATTAGACCAAGTTAAGGTTTACTTATCTAATGGTCAATGGCAGTTATTAGTAGTTAATGATGGTGTAAAAATTCATGGCGCAATAACAGTTACATATGCTAATTACCCTAATGACAGGGTTGCATTTATAACTGCTATTGGTGGTAAATGGATTAGTGATAAAGAGTCCTATAAAAACTTTTGTGATGTCTTGAAGGCTAATGGGGCTACTAAAATTCAAGGCGCAGCTAGAGAGTCTGTATCTAGACTGTGGAGAAGATTGGGATTTAAGAATAAACATATTATTGTAGAGAGAACAATATGAGATATCATGCACACTTTGGCGAGTTACCGCTAGAAGGTTTTAAGCATTGCGGAGATAAGAAGATTAAGCCACAAGGCGGTGGTAATCCTATAAGTGATGCAGTAGATAGTGTTGGTGGTTTTTTAGGTGATGCAGTACAAGATGTCGGTGGATTTGTAAGTGATTCAGTAGGCGGTATTGTTGATACAGCAGGTGCTTTCTTAGATAACCCATTAGAGTTTACTGAGAACCTTGGTAAAAACATATTAGATAACCCAGAAAAGATTGCTTTATTAGCTGCTGCTTATTATGCCCCAGAGTTGCTATCTGAATTTGCACCAGAGGTTTTGGGTGAGTTAGCTATGTCTGCTGAATTTGCTGCTGCTGATGCTGCTAGTTTGGCTGCCCAAGGACTTACAGAATCTCAAATTGCATCTACTTTAGCAGCAAGTGGTATGGAAGGATTTGTAGCTGCTGATGCTGCTGCTTTAGCTTCACAAGGTTTATCACAAGCTGATATTGCTAGAAACTTAGCAGCTACAGGTCTTGATGCTTATAAATTAAATCAAGCAAGTGGATTCCCAGTAATTGGTGACCAAGCTGGCGATTACCCTATGTCTGGTTCTTACGGTAATCCAATGGCTGAAGGCGTACAACAGGCTACGCAAGATTTATTAAAATATAATGCAAATTATGCAGGTGGTGGATTTGGTATTAAAGAAGGATTAAAACTAGCCGACCAAGCTAATTCTTTATTAAATCCTGCACAACCAGCGCAAATTGGACAACCTCAACAAGGTATGCAAGGCGGTACTGCAGGCGGTACAGGTGGCGTTGATTACTCTGGATTACTTGGTTTATTGCAACAAAAAGCAAAAAGACCCGACATTCTTAATTTATTAGGATAAATACTATGGCACTAGAAGACTTATTTGGTTCACCTGAATACTTAAAACAGTTAATCGGTGAGGAACAATATGGTAAAGCACAGAATACAGCCTTGAATCAAGGGTTTATAAGTGACGGATCGGCGGGATAAGCTGGTTTGTCTCAAAGTAACAAATTAGTGCTAATTGGTGCTTACACTGGTCAAGAAGTCAGGGAAAGCTATCGAGTTGCAATGGTGGTAGGTTTGGC